TGTTTTTAACAATTGTACCAATTGTACCTCGTTGTACCAAGTATCTTTGGTACAAAAATGAACGAATAACCATTGGTATTACTATCTTTTTTGAATTGTACCAATTGTACCAGGGTTTCAAAAAAAATAAAAAAATTTTTTTATTTTTTATACAAAAAAGTGTATACAATTGCATGATCAGTCGATTTTTCCATAATTTGCTATACTTTTTGATCATCTTTTGTATCCTGACCCTCTTTTGCTTTTGGTACATTGGCGTAATATTGATCCACTTTCTTCAAGAAGGTGTGCATATAACCTTGAAATTCTTTGTCCGATACTTCAAACTTCTGAAAAAAACCATCTTTAGAACACATTAGAATGATTCCAGACTGTATCTCTGTGTCGTATACATGGTTGTGGGCCATAGCGTAAGCTGCTAGCTGAGTAAAATAATCGTCAATCCACTCACGTTGTTTAGGTTTATTTGTTTGTTTGAAATCAATGATCGCAGGTTTACCAGCATAGATACCAACCACATCTGTTTGTCCGGCATACAATCCAGGATAGTATAGTGTTACTTCACTGCCCCAGACCTCTTCCAGGTCCCCGAGCCCTGATTCGATAACAATGTTGGCCATTCTTCCTGCCTCTTTGCCCACGGCTGTTAGATCTAAATGTGGTGTATTATTTATATATCCTTCAAGATAAGTATGCATAGCTGTCCCTCTCATAGCAGATATATCTCGGATTCTATCAGCATTCTGCTGTCCCATCCTGGCCTGCCAATTAGCTAAACTCTTTTTCTTTTCCTCTGACTGTGTCTGTGATAGTATCGTTGTTACAGATGGTAACTTATCGGTACCTATTTCGTAGTGCCTTCGACCCATGACTAAAGACCTTGTAGACGATGGGTAAATAAATTTTTTATTCCAAATCATCAAATCTAGTAGGCTCCTTATCCTCTTCCATAACTTTATTAATTATAAAATAAGCGATTACAGCACCAATGAGTATTGCACCCATGCCATAAAAAAACATACCAATGCCAAATTCAAATGTCATTCTAAACTCATGTATTGTTTATACGCTTCTAGATTTACTATGTTACCATTCATCACTTTACTGTCACCATAATGATCAATAATTTTCTGTATACCATCTATTTTAACATGTGCATATGGCCAAAGTAATCGTGCTACATAATACGCATCTCTAAACTGACAACGCCAACGCCATTGTTTTTTCCAACCAACAGTATACGGAGTCTTGTATCTTTTCTCACCGACAGTGCCAACGCCTAATACTTCATGCACCCAACGTAAAACAGACTCATCAGTCATAGACATCTCCATTCTAATAGACCAGGTAGGATAAGCTTTTTTCTGGTGTTTACGTTTACGCATGTATTGTTTGTAGGTAATACATCCTTCACCATCGAATAGCCCTGCAATGTATGCTATATCTTCAGAAGATATCACAGGACTTTACCTTGATTACGAACGAGTCTAAAATTATTATTTTCTTCTAATAATTTATCGTACTCTTCTTCAAGAATTTTATTTTTATCTACAGACTCACGTAATTTATTTTTAAGAAACTCGTTTTGATTCGTAAGATATTCTATTTTATCTTCATAATTTTTACAGTCTTGCATTAAAAGATTAATTTGGCTTTTTTTGTCTATCAACATCGTCTTCTACCTCCTTTTCTATTTCACCCTGGTTGTTGCAAAAGTCACAATCAGCCCATAATTCTTCTCTTGAAAGCTCATATGGGACTCTTACAAAACCATTACCTTTACACACTTCACAAATAACTTTAACTTTTTGTTTTGAGCTTGCCATTTAATTTACTCGCTTTCTCATTTACCAAAACAGTTATTGTCTGTGATCTACTCAACGTCATATTTGGGACCATCTTCTTGCGAAGTAAGTCTAACGTATCATACGTCTTGTGTGGTAGTGATACGTTTTTGTATTTGCTTATATCAGTCATAACTAATATACTCCTTTCTTAATTAGCATATGGGATTTATCTCATAATATACAATAGGTGTCAATGAAATTTATTCTAACTTTTATATTTTGTTCAGGTATGGCTGGGACATGTTTACCGCCTGTGCAATTTGAAGGGTCATATAAAGACCTATATACCTGTTTAGATGCAGGGTATAAAGAATCTATAGTTCAATTAAAAAGTATTGGACCTGCTGATGTAAACCAAAAAAGAATATTCATAAAGTTTTATTGTTCACCAATACAAGAAACGTAATCCATATACGGAGACTGCATCCTCACGTTCAGGAACTCTGCAGCACTCCGTCCGGCTTTGGTCGCTACCCTTGCAGGTCATAGCTAACGTTAGTGACTTAGCGCGAAGCTTTTGTATAGACGCCTACTAACCGGTCATCAATTTTGTTTTGCTATACAGCCAATGAAATCACCACTACCATCATTCATCACATGACGATTGTATGGGTAATCCCAATACGTTGTAAGTTTAAGCCGTAGTATATCACACAACTCAAACAAATCAGTTTTTTGTACCAGAACCATACCTTCTAGTAATTCCTTTGTTATCGGAATCAGATGATACATTCCGTCTGACAGAATAATAATTTCCACTGTCTACCTTTCTAATTAGCTCATACCAAAGTTTTTTATACTTTTCATCTTTAGTACGTTCGTAATCTCTGGCGGCCTGATCAATTCTGTTCTGATATTTGTCCACCAATTTTTGTACCCCACAATATAGTTTTCTTGATCCCTGGTGCTTTGATCTCGACATCGACACCATAAGGCTTCCAGGCTTTTTTCATCAAGTTTAATTCCAAAATAAAATTAACCCATTGTTTTTGAGTTATGTTTTTTGGTTTAATTGTTATTATTTTATCTTTCATTCTGAATATATAGGATATTATAAGACATTTGTCAACGTCCCTGGCCTACATATTTTTTAAAATTTCTTTTTTCAGATTTATTCATACGTTTTTTGTGCCTGCCTATCTTCTTTTTAGACCTAAAAACGTAAGTATTTACGCCAAATTTAGACTTCTTTGCCATCGAAATATTTATCTACTAGAGATTGTAAAGATGTACTTTGTAAGTTTGGTATGTATTTTATATGTCCGTTTACAAATTGCTCTAGATCAGAACCACAAGATATACATCTATAAAATTGTCTCGTTATGCCAACTAACATTGTGTACTCTTCACAATGCGGACACTCACCATTAACTATCTCTGTGTAAAGTCTGTGAAATTTTTTTCCGGTCATAACGTTTTTTATTTTTTATCACACGTTGATGGTAACGTCTATCCTTTAATTGTTTTGCAATTTTGTTATTTTTTTTAGTCAAGAATTAGTGAGGTAATTTTTTTCTCACCCATGTATATTTCTATATTAGCTTTAGATTTTAAACATTGATAAGTAACTCTATCTTTAGAACTCTTGTCCTTCATAGCGTAGCGCTTGGCCTTGAGACATGAACTGAGGTTATCCTGGATACGGTGCTCCACAATTTTATTGTCTACAATAAGTAATAAGGCAAAAACAACTTCAACCATTAGTGTGCTCCATTTCCATTTCTAATTAATTTTTCTACATCTTCTGTAAGTTTTTTTGTTCTATCTTTTAAAAATTCTATATTCACTGCATTGTTTCTCATACTTTTTACTTCTTTATCTACTTCTTCTAAAACACCTGCGAGGTGCTCCACTAACATGAAGAGCTCCGCTTCTCCACTTGACTGACCTAACTCACCTCTTGGATATTTAATTCTAAACTCTGAGTTTTGTTCTAAGTCCTTTTGCATCAATTCTATTTTTGTAGCATGATTGTTTAATGTTTCATGCAGTCCAAAATAAGCCCAGGTGCCGATTGCTACGAGAGCGATCAGACTGGCAACCGTCTTCATAGGCATTTGGACGGCTGCCGATTCCGATATAGTAAGGGGTTTTCTACTCATTATTTAATTATTAAAGCTGCAACAAGAATTAAAACTAAAATCACACATACTTTATGTTTATTCAGTTTTGTTACTGCCGAGTTAAACATTACGCTTTTTTGTTTAAGTTTATCTAACATTTTTTCTTCTCCTCAATTTCATAAAAAAACTTATCAGTGTCCTCTGTTCTCCACTGACTTGTATCTTCTACATTCCATTCATTTGTTTGCACTTTCCAATCTGGGATATTATCTTTTACTGTAAAAGAAGGTATGTCCCATATACATCTATTGTTTGGTTGTGCTGCATAATTACCATCATCTAATGCAATTATGTGTGCGCACTTATGTTCGTGCGGTATCTCCGAATGATCGGTGTCAAGTATGTTACTCTCTGGATGTGCAAAGTCAACAGTAAATAAGTATTTACCTGTGTGCCATTTTTTATCTTTTCCGATATACTTACCGGCTTGTCCGTCTAAAATATCCCAACTAGTAACAGCAGGATAATAGCTAAAACAATTCCATAACTGAAGTTCATCAAGTCTACGTTTAGGAACATCTTCCGGTCTAAAACCTCTCTGTATGAAGGCAGATATCGGGAGACGATAAAAGACAGCCCCATTCTCCATAATCGCATGGAATAAAATAGAGCGACCTGTAATAGCGCTAAGACCAAAGATAATACAGTCTTCAACTTCTCCATGATGTTTTTGTAAATCATATAAATATTCTCTTTTTATTTGTGCATAAGTAACTGGTATGTTTGCATTTAAATAAGCCATAGTTATCCATTTATCTCACCCCAATTATTTCCAACTTCATAATCTACTTTATTGGGAACTTCCAGTGTAACAGCCTGCTCCATAATTTCAATTATCTTTTTAGCCTGAGCATCGTTCTCTATGGATAGATCTAACTCATCATGTATTTGTATGTGCGGTACAATACCTTCTTTGTATAATTCTAACATAGCTTTCTTTGTCATGTCTGCAGCTGATCCTTGAATTAATTTATTAAGAGCTTTGTATGTGTAAGCTCTCCTGATCCCTGGTCCATGTTCCCTGAGTGCTTCTTCATGAGGCAATGCTTTATGCATACCAAACTGATTAGGTTCCCATAGGTGAAACCTGCATAGTCGTCCTAACAACGTACGGATTTGTCCACGATCCTGTGCTCTGTTTGATGCTTTCTCCATCAATTGTTTTACAAATGGTACACGTGAATGATATGTATTAAATAAGTCTGCAGCTTTTTCTTTTGTTACGCCTAGCTCTGCCTGTAATTTAGCTTTACCCATACCATAAAATAATCCAAGGTTAATTGTCTTTGCCTGTGTTCTAGGTATCTCAGCCATATCCGCAACGGTCTGGTGAAAGTCTGCGCTAGAGTCATTGCTGTATGCATCAACAACATCATAAACAGACGGTAATTTGTACAAAGACGCATAATGCACTACCAACCTAGGCTCTTGCTGAGAATAGTCAAATACACCCCATCTATGGCCCTCCTCGGGTATAAATAATGACCTTATCTTAGGTCCAAGATCTTTGTTTCTGGCCGGTATCTGTTGTAGATTTGGATTCTGGTAGGAGAACCTACCAGTCACCGTACCCCCGGTTTGTGATCTGAGTTGGTTTATCTCAGCATGTATTCTACCCTTGTGTTCGTATCTAAGAATAGAATCTATAAAAGTTGTATGCGCTTTGTTAATCTCTCTTGCTTGTGCAATCATTTTAACAACAGGATTCTTATGTTCTTGTAAAAAATTTTTTGTAAAACTTGGTGATGCAGTTTTTTCTGTACGTGGGTACTCTAATCTTAATACATCAAATACATTTGCAATAGATCTTGCAGCCCATATCTGTGTATCAATATTTGTTTCACTTTTTATTTTGTGTAATAATTCTTTCTCTTGTGTAATTAATTCTTTTTTCATTTGATGTGCACGTTCTATATCTACACGTACACCTTTAAATCTCATGTCAACCAGGCAATGAAACAGATCTGATTCAAGATCAAATATATCTTCTAGGTCCTGATTAATAATTTCTTTTTTCATCTCTTGCCAAAGACCGAGTGTAACTTCAGCATCACGTTCTGCGTATGCACCGACATGCATTGCAGGTAGTTTATACATTTCTGATTTAGGATCTATACCCCAAGACTCTGCAGCTTCTGCAAGTGCAGCTTCGTTTTTACCATAACCAAGATAGTGCCAAGATAAACTATTAAGATCATAACGAAATCTATTTTCATCGGTAACCGCTGCAGCTATCATCGTACATGCAATGTCACCATTTATTTTAAATCCCATTGCCCGCAACCAACAAACGTCATAGATAGCATTGTGAAAAATTTTTGTAGATGGGGCTTCAAGTATATCTTTTAACCAAGACAATACTCTTGATCTGTCCATGTTACCACCACCTTCATGTGCAATAGGAAAATATCCTTTGAAATATTTTGTAGCAACAGCGATGCCTATAACTTCACCATTACCAATAACAGAACCAGATCCTTTTTTAATTAAATCAGGATCTTTTGTTTCCAAGTCAATCGCAATCTCGTCAACCTGACGTAAGTCTGGAAACTCTGTAGGTTTAACCCACTCTGTTTGTGCTTCAAACTTAGGAATTTTCACTGTAGTCCCTCTCGAGTATCATTTCTAAAAAGTGTATTGCTTTCAATATATCTTGCTTCTTTCCTTTATCACGGTGTCTGATTATATATTTTATAGCACAACCTTCAGGATATAACAACTCATTCTCAACTACGAACTTACTTGGCTGAATCTTATATTTTTGGTAGTGTGATCCTCCGTGCTGTTTATCCCAAACTTTCGATGTCATAACCTCTATCCTCCTTCTTTGCTGACATAACATATAAATTTTGTTTGGTCCTTGTTACTCCAACATACCAAACTCTATTTTCTTCATCAGCTTTGTCTTCATTTTTTTCTGCAGATTCTCTTATAGTTTTTGTATTATCTAAAATTAATAATACATTTTCTGCTTCACCACCTTTTGCTGCATGTATTGTAGATAATTTTACTCTAGCATCTTTTGA